GGGTTGTTGATAGTGAGAAGTCTGTTGCTGAGATGTAGAGGGTAATCTCCACAAAGCTAGGGGTTGCCCGCAATGCTATGTTTTCCACAAAGCCATCGAACTGCCCACCCAGCAAGTTGCTGGGTAGGTTGGTGATAAGGACAGGCTGACCAAAAAAGACATTGATGAGGTTGTCAAGCATCGCGCTAGGAATGTCGGGATTGTCTAGGCGGAAGGTGATCGCACCCAATGACCCGCGTGGGTTCTTACGCAATCCAAGCTCTCTAGAGGCGATGTCAGTGATGTCACCAAGGTTCTTGATGTTAGAGTCGAATGAACGCTCAAAGAGTCCGTAAGAGGCTATGGAGTCTGTGTCAGAGGTGCTGTAGGTGCTTGCGTATCCTGTGCCGTATCGGTAGATGAGGCTATTACGGATGCGAGCAATCTGAGTTTGTGACTGGATAGATGATGGGGTTGCATACGAGCCATCAAAGTTAGTAAAGCCGTTTGTTGCGAGGTAGTTAGATCTGTGATCTGCATCGTCATAGGAAACATCTCCAGTCTTTGTCTCAAAGATTTGACCAAGGGCAGAGGTAGCAATCTGATCGACCAAGGTCTGAGACTTGGCAGATGCGTTAGCTGCAAGTGCAATCATGGTGTAGAAGCCTGTGTCCACTGTTCCAATGCTTGATTCGGCATTAGCCCAAGTGACATCGGCTGGGTAGGTTGCCCAAGTGGTCGTAGGTGTTACCTGCTCCCAAGTAAGGTTAAGGGCTGCACCTAGGATCTCTGCGATCTGTGCGCCATCCAAGCCTTCTGCAAGTGCTGTGTTATAGACAGCCTTAGTCAGTTTAGCCAGTGATCCAATGCCCAAGATTGTGCCAGTCGTGACATAGCCTGATTCCTCAGGGCTACGCACACCAATGGAAAAGTCAGATACCTCGCCACCGAATACAGTCACATAAGTGCCACTGCTGTTCTTAAGCTCTAGGGTGACTGGCTCTGTCACATTGATTGTGAACTCTGCTCCAGTCGTGTTGATAATCTCTACTCGGCAGTAACCTGCAGTTGCTTGGCGATCAATGTCTAGGCGACCAGATGCAAAAGAGACAGAGGTGACAGTCGTATAGACATCATCACCTACTGTAACTCGCCATTCTGGATACCATGTCATTAGTACGCTCCAGCCCTCAATGTACCGCGCTGGACTGCATCGATAAGCACTTGGTCAATAGCCTCTGCAATGGCGTTAGGATCTCCCACGCCTGTGTTGATCGTGATGTTGAAGTCTCTGTCGCGTGAACCTACTGCGCCTGAGTTGAACAGCGAGCCGCCTTCTGCTGTGCGGAAAGAGCCAGCATCGAATGGTTGAGTCAGGATACCTTGAGCAATAAACATGTTCTTGGCTACGCTGTCCTCTAGTTGCTGGAATACTGGAGCAGCACCATCGACAAGCTTGATAAACTCTTTACCGTTTTCACCAATGACAGAAATAACCCCGCCTAGGTCTTCGACAGCCTTGTTGATTGTTTCGATGCTACGAGGTGGAGTAGTCGGACGGATGCCGTTGTTAGTCTGGATGAATCCTGTGTCAGTGCCGCCGCTAGAGCTGCTGCTTGATCCACCGCTAGAGGTAATTGTTGGAAACTTGATCTTGGCAAGTTCTTCCATCATAAGCTTAATTTTGCGCAAAGCCTCGTCTAGGTTCTCTTGGTTGATTAGATCCTTAGATTTTAGACCTGTAAGGATTGACTCAATAGCAGCCATCTGAGTCTTTTGACCAGTTAGCGCATTAAGTATCTTGAGATCTTCGTTGAGCTTGGCTGTTGCCTTGATAATAGCCGCTTCATCCTTAGCAGCAATAGCATCTTCTAGGTCTGCAATAGACTTCTTAACATTAAGGCGAGCGGTGTCATTAGCAATCTGCAAGACCTGTGCTGCGCTTGTTGCCTTACCTAATGCCTGTGCTTGGTTAGTGAGAGCTGCTGCAACCTGAATCTTGTCAAGGTCAAAGACATCTGTTCCCTTGTTGAGGGCAAGGTTAGCCTTATCAATTGCCGCGCCTAATCTCTTATCCTTAACGATCTTAGCCTGTGCCGCTGCTTGCTCTTTTGTCAGTTTTGTAATGGCTGACTGATTCTTCTTGGCTAGTGCATCTGCCTTCTGGGTATCCTGTGAGGATACTGTCATTGAGATGTTGCCCATGCCCTTAAAGGCATTAGGGTCTTTAGCGAATAACTCTAACTTAAAGATGTCCTTGGTGATCTGGATAAACTTGCCAGTCTCGCGCACAAAGTTAGCAATCGAGTTCGCTGCTGTGTCAATCTTGCTGATAAGGTCATCGACAGAAGATGAGTTAGTGATGGTGACAAAGGCATCGACTAGACCCTTACCGATGGTCTCTTTAGCGTTGTTGCCAGCGATGGTTAATTTAGCAAGTGAACCCGCATAGGTATCTGCTGCTGTTGCAGCTTGTCCAGCGAATAAGACATTGAGGCGTTCTTGAATAGTGGCAAAAGATGATGACTGTAACTCTGCCTTGGATAAACCAACACCCAAGCGACCAAGTGCTTGAGTCTGCCCAAGATAAGCCTTCTGCAAGCTCTGTGAAACCTGAGTAACGCTTTTACCTGTGCCAGCGGCAATGTCTAGGGCTAAGGCTAGTAATTCTTGAGACTTGGTGACATCGCCTGTTGCACGAAGCAAACGATCCATTGCAGGGCGCAACTCGTCATCGAGCACACCCGTCTGCATTTCAAGGCGAGAAATGAACCCATTTACTGTGCCTACATTTGCGCCATAAGCTAGACCAAGATTCTTGAGAGTCTGCCCTAGTGAGGCTGCTGCCTTCTCATCTTCAGCAAAAGCTTTAACAGATGACTTGGCATAGGACAAGATCTTCTGTGCGCTATAGACAGCAAGTAAACCTTTAGCAAGACCCTTGACTTGTCTAGTTAGTTTGTCAGTTGATGTCTCAGCTTGCTTGAAAGCCTTTTTGCCAGTGAACTCGGCGGCTATGTCAATTCTTACATCTGCTGCCATTAGCGCACCATAGTCCTTTTCTCGAACTCAATTTTAGAGTTTTCAATAGCTTTGATTACAGCTGCTTGGGTCTTGCCTTGATCTTCTGCCCAAGCACGAAAGATTGCACGACCCTTCATCTTACGAGAAGCGCGACCACGCTGACCCTCTGCTCGCTGAAAAGCATTGACAATCTTACCTGTGCCATTGAGGGCATCAATAAATTGTTGTCCAGCATTAGGGTTGTTGCTCTTGCCATAATCCTTGCCTGTGCTGGTTGTATAGCGATGCTCGCCAATAGCAGGGTTAGTGCTTGGGATTCTCACTTCACGAATCTTGGCTTGTGTTCTGCCTTGTGGACTTAATCTTCCAGCAGTCTCATAAATAGATCCAGCAGCTGAAGCATTTACAATGCGAGCGAGGGAACGAAAACCAGAGCGATTAGGCTTGGAAGGTGTTGCTTTGTACCCAATGCCCCGCTTGGCTTCGCCTGTGCTCCATTGAAGTCGATCGCCCCATGCGCCGCCGCCTTCTCTAGCCCAACCACTCAAAGGGGATGTGCTAGGAATAAAGCCGCGAGCCTTGGCTGTGATTGGCTTTAAGATTGCGCCAATTTCTTTCTGTGTTTCTTTAGCTAGATCTGGAGTGAACTTTCTGAGGGCTTTTCTAAGCTCTACCGCGCCTTTGACTTCTGTTGGCATCGCTCACCTCTTTCGCTTCATCCTTGAGCCCCTGCACAAGTGCATCGAGCATTGTCTTATCTAAATCTAGTAATGCTTGTGGCGGAATCCCTAACCTAATGCTCAAGCGAGCAATTAGGTAGGTGAATGGGAGATCCCGCTTTAAGCTAAAGGGTCTGAATCAAGCACCTCGACACTTTTCAGCGTCTCAATGAAATCCATCCCGAAAGGCTTAACAGATTCACCTGACCTGCGACTTACTTCCCATGCTAACCAATAGACATCGCTCTGCTTTTCTTCATCGCGGAACGCCTTATGGAAACCCTTTTTAGCGTACTGCTCGAACGCGTACTCCACTGCTGGAGTGATCTCGCCTTCTAGCACGCTTCCATCTTGTCGAACTATCTTTAGTTTTGCCATGGTTTTGCCCCTTTGTTAATTGATTATGCAGATGCTACTGCGATTGTGCCGTTCACATTCCATGTTACTGACTGAGTTGAAAGATCTGCAACAGAGCCGTTAATTGGTGTCGTGTTATTGATCAAGCAAGTCATTGTGTATGAAGGATTGTCAGCTGCTACTGCGCCTGAACTCTGCTTCACTACTACAGTCACAGATGTTCCCCAAGTTGAGTTGAGAGTCTGTAGGACTTCGCCTGTTGCTGTGTCATTTAGGAAATCGATTGTGATTGATGATGCTTCTAGACCCTTAACGAACTTGTGACCTGAGTCACCCATTGCTGTTACTTCT